GTTACCATCAACTCACCATCGAAAACGCAATCAACTGACCCAGCCATCTGCCTGAATTCTTCTTCCAGATTTCCCAGCAGTTGAATCTCTTTACCATTGCGACTGCGGAATTCAACCTTGCCATCAATCACAATAGCATTGAATCGCATACCATCCATCTTTAACTGCACGTACGCAGGGAATTTGACTTTGTCTGCAAGTTTCTGTTCATAGGGTGAGCAAAGCATAACTGGATATTCTTTAATCAATCCTGGCCATACATCATTGGCTGTGGATACCTGAACACCACAATCCAAACTCTTGTCAATGATTCGTTCAATCACCTTTGCGTCACCTTCTTCCAAACCAGACAGGATTGTAGTGAGATGGAAGACTGCTGCATGTCCTGTGACTGTGCGAGACGATAAATCAAATAACATACCAATAGCATTGGTTAACCCACCAACTGAATGTTGATTGGGCGTATACTTTGGAATTTTACGCTGATAAAATTGCGTAAAGGGACACAGTGTCAGACGCACTACTTCACGAAGTGTTTCGTCACCAGCATGCTTACGCAACTGTTCTGTTTTATAGATGCGTGAGTTATTCGATGCGAGATCGTTTAGGAATGCGTTTATGTTCATTTGAGTTTCCTGAAGGTGCGACCCTTGATATAGAAGGGAAGTGGCTTGCTAAATTTCTTTACTTCTTTGGTACCTGCTTTGATGTAAGCAATCATCGTTCGCTTGTCATCACTCAGCACATACACATGGTTCGATGCGTTTGGGTTGTCCCACTTGGTAGTTTCCTGAACGACTATCATTATACATTTCTTTCACGATGTTCTTGATACTTTTTAGAATTTTGTTTAACAGTAACCCACTCAAGATTACTTGGGTGGTGATTGTAGTGATCGTGATCTATGTGGTTGACTTGATACATCGACTCAACAAGTTTTTTCACAGATTCTGGTGTTGCTTTCCATTCGTCCTTAGTCACACCATCAGGTTTAGGGAATTTATTGTAAACCACGCATACCAATTTATGGACTAACTGGCTTTTACTTTCACCCTTAAACCGTATAACAACCTTTGGGTAATTTTTTTGTGTCTTTGTATTTCCTGGTTTCAATTTCCTTGGTTGCTTTCCCTTAGTGCTCCAAATATCGCCATCAGGTGACACGAAATAATCATGAGCAACTTCGCCATCGATGATAACTGGTTTAAAATCTTTCATGCTTCAACCCCATTTGCTTTAAGGGTTTCGTCCCATCGTTCTTGAACGACCTGATGAACCATCTCGACTGGAACACCAATCATCTTTGCGATGTCAACGCATGACAAGTATGATTTAGGACCAATGTGAGCATCCAGTGCTTCACGAATTTCCATATCTAACTCAGCCATTTTACTCATGATTAAACCTTTGTCAACTGTATATCAAATTTATGCTGAGCCATCTTGTGGTCGTAGTAACGCACTGTGGTGCCGAAACCATCGTGCTTACCCATCATCTCAAGCACATAACTCAAAGCATCATTCTGCAGCGAGAAGTCACCCACACGACGCTGCTTGATAGCAGTAGATGTGGTATAGAAAGAAACACCATTCACAATTGCACGTATTTTCATAATAAGTCCTTTTACATTTCACAACACAATAATAGAAGTATACCCGAAGTCTGATTTATTGTAAAGTCCCATATGAGAAACCCTCCAACTTGGAGGGTTATTTTCGTTGTTTTTTCGCAACGACCGAATTTCAAAGGGGAGCCAGACGCTCCATTTAACTTTTTAAGTTAGTACCCATACCTAAAACACAACCATACTTTGAGTCGTATTGTATCAGCGTCCATGAACCATTCGTTGGATGCTCCATCAAACTGATTGTACTTCCAACATTACCTGCGCCTTCTGGTGTACCTGACCAAATAACCTTTTCTTTGAATGGTTCCAAATTACGCAGAAGTGATGGTAAGGCATCACACATAATAGTTTTTGTAGATTGGAATGGTTGAGCATGACATACAGAACTAATAGCCAAAAGTAGTAATAGTTTTTTCATTTAATTCTCCGTAAGTTCATTGACAAAATTTAATAATAGTTTATGATGTTTACCATGGGTATAATACTTATTGATGTATTGCCATGGCTTTTCGTACCAATCAATTGGTGCTTCAAGATGACAACCTATCAAACCAATTCTGCCTTGGATGATTGCCATGGGGTCGTTATTGACATAGCGAGCAATCGTTTTAAATTTGTTCTCGTCACCGACCAGTGCACACCCATCGTAGAAGTACATCTTCTCTGGTTGATCTTTCCATGTGACTGAAGCCACTGTTCCGTAACTTCTTTTAACTTCTGCGTTTGGTCGTTTTATATATTGTGTAGGGTTGACGTCAGTAAGTATATCGAAGTAACGCTCTCCAGCCCAATAAGCACCCATGCAGATACCAAGATAGTGACCACCACCATCCAAGAATCTGGCGATTCGATTCGCTCTTGTTCTAGTGAAGAAATTAAGATAAGTGTCGCTATCGCCAATACCGCCAGGAAAAGCAATAACATCAATACAGTCAAAGAAATTATCATCGTCTAGTTCCTTCTCTTCGAATATTCGAATTTGATACTCTGAGGATAGAGAATGCACCATTGCATACGCACAATTCTCAGAACATTCTGGATGATGTAAGAACAAAGCAATGGTTTTCATTTACTTCCAATATTTTGAATAGTCTACTTTGTTCCAATAGCTTTCGTTGTTTCTGTTCCAGAAGTTTTTAATGAGATACCATGCCATACCAAAGTATCCCATTATTTCAAATCTTCTACTGTCCTGTCCGAAGTAGTGGTCCACTAATTTAAATTTCTCAACATCATATCGTTTAGACAAGAAGAAGGATTCGCTGGTTCCATACTGTTCAGCAAAACCACCATACTCTTCAAATTTGTCTCTTCGTGTCAGCATGAACGCACCAACAGCAAATGGCACTTTATATTGCATTATGCTGTTTACAAAATTGAACATCATGAATCCAATCTGCGCTCGCATGTCACCATCATAGCATTTTGCATACAACCCAACTAAATCTAATTGACATTCTTCAATCACATCAACACAATCAGCTATGACTGTATCTTCAAAAAATCTTACATCACTGTCTATAAACAGTAGGTATGGTGTTGTTGCAAGTTTGGCGCCACTGTTCTTTGCGAATGATACTGGACCACCTTGGATAACCTCAACATTCAAGTTACCTTTCATTGTTTTGATAACTTCTCGTGTATTATCAGTGGAGCAATCAGCAATGATGATTCTAGTATTACCTATGCCTTGCTGGCGCAGGTGCATTAGCAAGTGAGCAATATAGTTCTCCTCATTCTTACAAGGAACCACAATTGTAATTTTATCCTGTAACATCATCTTTTTCCTTGGTCCATGTAATTATTTCCCACTTACCATCGTAGTGCTCAACAAGAGCAGTACATGATTCAACCCAATCACCATCATTCATGTATATGATTCCATCGATATCTTTTATCTCAGCATGATGTATATGCCCACATATCACACCATCAAAGCCACGTTTCTTACAATACCTAGCCAGATTTTTCTCGAAGTGGAATATAAAGTCCACTGCTTTCTTTACTCTTGTTTTGAGATATTTACTAAGACTAAAGTACCCAAAACCAAACTTATGGCGCACCCAATTGAATTTGCTATTAAGCGATAAAATAAAATCATATGCCTTATCTCCCAAAAATGATAACCATGGGGCTAATCGTGTAATACCATCAAACAGATCCCCATGCACCACAAGATAGTGCTTACCATCCGCACCTATGTGTTCTATCTGATTGTGAATCTCCACTAATCCAAAACTAAATCCATAAGGAATCATGGGTCTTAAAAATTCATCATGATTACCTGCAATGTAAACTACACGAGTGCCACGTTTAGCATGACCAAGAACTCTGCGAACAACATTGGTATGGCTTTGCTTCCATCGCCACTTGTTCTGCTGAATTCTCCATGCATCGATAATGTCTCCAACAAGATATAGGGTTTCGCAAGAGTTGTGCTTTAGGAAATTGTTTAGGTGTTCTGCCTTGCAGTCTCTAGTACCTAAGTGCACATCACTTATGAAAATCGATCTGTATCTCATTATACAGAGAAGCTACTTCCACAACCGCAGGTTGATTTTGCATTTGGGTTTGATATAACAAACTGAGATCCCTTTAGTTTGTCTGTTGTAAAGTCAATTGTTGCAGTATCAAAATACTGCATACTTAAAGCATCAACTAAAAGGTTATCAATGACAAAGTCATCTTCCGCTTTCTCTTCCTCAAGTGTAAATCCATAGTTGAATCCTGAGCAACCACCGCCAGAAATAAATGCTCTTACATATTTCATGCTTGGTTCATCCAAAAGGATTTCAGTAAGTTGTGTTTTTGCGTTTTCTGTTAGAGTAATCATATGCACTCACATTTTAGTTGATAATTGTTTATTGCTGCTTTGATGGCGTCTTCAGCAAGTATAGAGCAGTGAATCTTGACTGGCGGTAACGCAAGTTCAGAAGCAATCTCACTGTTTTTAATTTGTCCTGCTTGGTCAAGTGTCTTTCCTTTAACCCATTCAGTGACAAGTGAACTCGATGCAATAGCTGAGCCACATCCATACGTCTTGAATTTTGCATCTGTGATGATTCCATCTTCTACTTTAATTTGAAGTTTCATTACATCGCCACATGCTGGAGCACCCACCATTCCAGTGCCAACAGTTGGGTCATCTTTATCTAGAGAACCAACATTCCTTGGATTCTCATAGTGATCGATGACTAGATTAGAATATGCCATTACTTGGCAATCATTGATTTAATTTTTGCTTGAATTGCTACTGCCCAGAAAGGTTGTGGAAAATTCCAACCAACAAAAGCACCAACTGCTATCCATAGTAGTGTATCTAACATTTAAGTCTCCTTTAATTATCGGAAGCATTCGCACCACACTTGGCACGTTTTGCTTTAGTCAATGCACCAAAGTCAACTAACCACTCTGACCCTGGAGCAAGTTCTTTTGCGTTTGCTGGGAAGGCATAGGTCACACCTGCGCTTGACATAATCTGTGAAACTGGTTTACGAAACTTGGTTAAGTCAGTACCCAGATTAGGATATGGTTGAACATGGGGGAACTGCCAGCCAGCTACTTCGCTTGTTTGATTGTTGATAACGATCTTGTAGAAAGCATGGGGAACGATTACACCATTACCGATACGCTTATCAGAAGCGGAATATAATGCTCCAGCATAGATTGTGTAAGATTGATTGCGTTGGACTACCCATCCACGAACGCTTGTCTCCAGTAATTTCCAGATTCCACGATTTAGGCTTCCTGCCTGTGGAGCCATGTTCGTCATTAAAAAACTTTCGAACTCTACTTGAACGTCCCAAGATAAGTCCCCATCAGGTACCATATGTCCTCTATCGTAACCAGTTCCAGAATAATCATCAGGTCTAGCACCATTAGGAACATACTGATTAGCGGTAAAGGCATTAGTACGAGCAATACAACCCAACGCATTTTTCGGAAGTAGTTCATAGGTTACAAACCTTGGTAGTTTTGCAGGTGCATCATACCCCACGAGATATGCCTGATGGCATAGTGGCTGAACACCTGTGACATGCGGGAATCCGTAGGGAACATGCATCTGGCATGCTTGGATTGGAAGTGGTGGACGTTGGGTCCAAGCATTGGCACCCAAACTTATTGCAAGTAGGAATAGTGGTAAGAGTTTCTTCATAGTGAATCCTGAGTTATATTCTATTTATCGTTCACCTACCCACATATTTCTTTGGTGCAGCTTCTTCTCTACGCTGGTCTTCGGTCTTTGGAAACAAATCCTTACCATACTGTGGGTATTTCTGCTGACGATCGTAAGCAACCCACATAAACATTCCACCCATGAAAATGATTCCAATGATGATAGCAACACCTATTGCTAGTTCTATCCTCATTTTCTGCAATCTTGCCTTGCGACGTTTATCTTGTATATTCTGTTGTTGAATTTGTTTGGTGAGAAGAACTTTTTGCTCTACGCCAAGTTTCTTCATCATGATATTAACTTCAGTCCACAAAGCACCCAACTCTGGAGGACTTTGGTAAATCATCAATTCCTGCAACTCAGTACCCATCTGCTCAAGTTGCTTCTTCATCAGAACACGTTGAAGGGCACGTTTACCCAGACTTGCTTCGCCTGTATATATTTCAGTCTTACTTCTTCTTTCTTCTTCCTCGAAGATTGCTATGCACTTGTAGTAGTTGTCATAGTATGTACCAAGATGCTCACCAATCTCTGAATAAATTCCAGTGGCGTCACCAGACTTTTTATTCAGATCAATGACACGATTCTTTTCTTCGATTAGCTGTTTCTTAGCTTCTGGTGGAACTGGCTTACCATGGTAAAGATCATGGAATTGTTTATCAAGATCCTTGAGCACTTCCCTGATATCACCAGCTGCACCTTTGATATCTTTGTATAACTTGCACCCAGCTTTTACTGCACTTACTGCGCCATTTGCAAGTGCGAAGAGTGTTAGCGGATCCATTACCCAGATTCTTTCGCAGCCTTTACTGCATTTTCTTTTTCTCGTGTTAGTTGCTGCTGACGAATAACTTTAATTCTCTGAGCAATCTTAGCTTCGTATTCATTCTTTTCTTGTATTGCACCATATATTGCAATCCCACCAAAGAGTATTGCAAACAGCACAACTGCACTACCAATAAAAATCATTGCATACATAAACTGATCTGCCATCTTTTGTTTATGTCTGTGCTTTTCTTCTTCCGCTGCACGTTCAGCTGCGAATCTTTCCTTCATTAAGCGAGTACGCTCTCTGATCATGTCTTCCCAGATCTGCGGCTTACCCAACTCCCAGAGTATCATGTCTTTAAGAGCACGTTCATCTTCACGCAGTTTGTTACTGTGCATGGCGAACTCAAGTGCCTGACGACCTAACTGTGCATCACTCTTTCCTACATTGGAAACTTTGGCTTTTGTGCTTGCGATGTGAACAGCATCAGCAGATTCAAAGA